TGAATGGCGAATTAGGTGCTCTCCATACAATTCTCGTACAAATAGCTTGAACATCTATTTCGTTACCCAAGAAATTACCCCATTTCTAATAATGCTGTTAATACTTCCTCTTCTGGAATATTGTAAACTTCCATATTCATGGTAGCTTCTTCAATGATAGCAACTCTAAAGTTGTTCTTTTGAGCTGTAATCACATCTTCTGCGATGTCACCGAACATTTCATTGTTAAGTAACAAGTATCGACCATCAGACTTTGCATAAACAAAGTCGAGTTTCAAAAGCTCCATGAATTTAGGAACGCTAAAGCCATCTTTAACTTTAACTGTAACCATTACTTATCACCTGTACTTCCAAAGCCACCGTCACGACTACCAGTTGAATTGTCATTGTCAGTCACTAAGAATTTCTCAAAACCAGCCTGAGCAATACGCTCGCCCTTTTTGATTGTGTAGTGGAAGAAACTGTTGTTTACAAACGGAACCATGATATGACCGTCATTGTCAGGGTTAGAGTAGTAGTCAGAGTCAATGATACCAACACTGTTTGGCATTGACAAACCTTTCTTAATCGCTGTACTTGAGCGTGGATATACCTTTAATACTTCGTCATGACCCATTTTAGCTTTCAATCCAGTTGGCACTAAGATAGTTTTGTTAAGCATTTTCTTAGCTTCTTCTTTAACGCCTAGGTCATTAAAGCCAAGCATTTCACCAACTTTAGCCCAGATATAATCAGTATATAAACTTAATCGGCTAGGAACAGTAATATCTTCTGCGGCTTCTAAATCGTAGCCATAACTATTAGCCGTACCACGCTTTGGAAGATTGATACCCTTGTCTTCCCAACCTTTTGCAACTTCAAATAATCTCATTTATTCTTTCTCCTAATCTTAGATAGCTCATATAAGACTCTGCTTCGTCCAACATAATTTGTTTCATGCTCGATGAAGTGTCTTAAATTATCAATATTACTTCTGTTATCATCGACTAGTTGTTTCCAGTCGTGAACGTTGATTTTGTATAGCATTGTTACAATGCGTAACTTCTTTAACGTTCTATTTACTAATGCTAGCTCTTCTAGTACTGCAATCCAAGCAACAATGAGTAAAGAGATAGCGCCCTCAAAGATAACAATGCTATACATTATCTCACGTCCTTTACACCGCTATCGGTGCTTTAATAGTTTGATGTGGGTTGTAACCCTTAAGCTCGATGTCAGTTGGCTCCAGTTCGTAGATTGACTTATCGCTGTTGATTACCAGTTCTGGCAAGTCCTTTACGTTTCGGGCCAATAATTTTTCTGTCTGCTCCATGTGGTTAGAATACAAGTGAGCGTCACCGATTGTATGGACAAAATCACCAACTTCTAAACCGCACTCTCTTGCAATTAAGTGAGTGAGTAGAGCATAACTAGAAATATTGAATGGAACACCTAAGAAAGCGTCTGCACTACGTTGATAGAGTTGACATGACAACTTACCGTCTTTAACGTAGAATTGGCACAATGTATGACATGGCGGCAAAGCCATATCGTCAATATCTTCCACGTTCCAAGCTGTCAAGATATGTCTGCGTGAGTCAGGATTGTTCTTGATACCGTCAATCAACTTAGCAAACTGGTCAATCTCACCGTCTTTGGTTTGCCAATGTCTCCACTGATACCCATAGACATTACCAAGCTCACCAAACTCTTTAGCAAACTCAGGCTGTTTCATTCGTTCTAGGTACTCTTCAAGGTAAGATGAATACTTAGAGTTAAATGCTTGATTCTCAAATCGGTAGTTTAAGCCACGATGGATTGTCTTTTCCTGAAACCCAACTCGGTCAAATTTCTCTCGTTCATCTTTTGAAGATGTTAAGAAGTGTTCGCTCTTAACCCACTTTTCAAAAGCCCATTCGTCCCAGATATGGTTGTTGTATTTAAGTAGATAACTGATATTTGTATCGCCTTTAATAAACCATAACAACTCACTAACAACTAGCTTAAACGGTACTCTCTTAGTTGTAACAATCGGGAACCCTTTTGATAAATCATAACGTGACTGATGTCCAAAGATACTTGTTGTACCTACACCAGTACGGTCTTCTTTTGCACTACCATCTAAGATAGTTCGTAACAAATCATGATACTGCTTCATTATTCACGCTCCGCTTTAAGATTTCAATTCTATAATTATAACCCGTTTCTTCGTCATGGTAATACTTACCATCTGATACTCTCCAAGATGGCTCGTCAATATCGCACATATAAGTATCAGCTTCAAAGTCTTGGTTAATAGTTGTACGGACAATGTGTGAAGTGTATGGCATGAGTTGTTTGTAAACATTCGCACCGCCAATGACGATAACGTGTTTCTTTTTAGATAATTCAAGCACTTCATCTAAGGTGGCTTGACTAAAATTCTCTGGCAAGTCATGTATAGGTTCGTTAGACAACACAAGAATATTCCGATTCTTAAGATGTTTAATGCTTTCATACGTTCCTTTACCACAAACACAAGTCTCACCCTCTGTTAAATGCTTGAACATCTTTAGGTCTGCGGGCAATCTCCATGGGAGACCGCCATTCAAACCAATTTCACCGTTTCTGCCTTGAGCATAAATGGCGCTAATCATATTACTTACCTCTAGCCTTGTTGTAGTTATCGTAAGTACCGTTCTTAATGCTTTCCATTAAAGGGTCTTTATGACCATTACCAACAGTGCCATTTTTAATATCCCGCATTAACTTGTCACCCTTGATGTTTTCACCATAAGTTCCATTTTTAATGCTTTCCATTAACTTATCTGCATTATTTAAGTGCGTTGTGATACTGTTATTTGACTTGTGTTCGTACTTAGGAGTGGCTCCTAAAAATTTTAACAATAACGACAGACCGTCAGATGTTTCTTTAACATCTTCTTTAGCGCCTTTTTCAATGTACTCGATAGCCTCTTGTAAATAGAAACTTGCTTTCTTTAAGTCTTCTAACTTCTTACCCTTATATGGCGCTCGTGCTAGATACTTAAGTACAGTACCAATGTAGTAGCCCTCTACAGAGCCATAGTCTTTAACCCATTCAGTAATCGTATCAATTACTTCTTGAGTGTACTGATTGTAATGTGATGGGTGATTAACCATATCTTGACTCAAACTCATTACCCCCGAATGTTTCCTGTATGTTTAGGATAGTATTTAATGCCTGTCTTGCCACGATGTAATACATTAAGGTAATCTGTGGTCTTCTCTCCACGATTCTTAATTTCGTTCAACTGCCACTTAAGCAATTCAGCAGTAGCTAGAACATCATTCATTGCTCGGTGAGCGTTAACTAATTTAATACCATGAGCGTCACAACGGTCTCCCAATTTATGACTGCTTACTTGTGGCTCTAAAATTCGTGATAACGACAAGGTGTCAAAGAATTTCTCAATCTCAATACCTAACTGTTTTTCTACGAAACTAAAGTCAAATGGGGCGTTGTGAGCTACAACAATACAGTCGTCCAATAACTCTTTCAAGTCTTCCTGAACTTCCTCTAATGGAATACCTTCTTCTTGAGTCATTGCGTATGTAATGTTAGTCAGCATTTCTACCTTTTTAGGAATGTATGACTCTTTAATCTTAACCAACGTTGTGTACTCTTTTTCTTTCTTGAGAGTGCGTGGGTTAAGAAAAGCAATAGCAACTTCCGTAATTTCGTTTTTCTCTGGAGAGAAACCTGTGGTCTCTAAGTCCAGAACTGCAACATATTTAACCATCAATATCCTTTCCGTATGGCGACCAATTTCCGTCACGACATACATAACCCTCTATTGTTTTTGATAAACCATCAATATCAATGTCTTTATGGTCTTCCACTTCCATAGTCCAAATGACCGCAAAAGATAATTCGACCTCTTCGCCAAACGATGGCACAAAGAAATATTCTTCGCACTCACCGTATGCTTGGGTCATTCTCATAAAGTCACTATTGTATTTCAGGTAATCAATAATATCTTCTTCGTCCATTACTTCAATATCAACATTGTATGGAAGTAATTCACTTCTTGCAAACCTAAGTTGCGCTTGCCTATACTCTTTAGGCATTACTTATCACCTGTGTTAATAATAATCTTATAGGTGGTTGAGCCGATTGAGATAGTAATATTTTCATTAGACATATCAAAAGTCATAAAGGCATTTTGCATATCTATGTTATGTTTACTCTCCATATAATCAATGGCTTCGGAAAATGCTTCTGTATGACTTTCAAATTCGCCAATAAAAACACTGTCGTAATTTAACTCGTTCAAAATATAGACATTATATTTCTTCATTCTATAATCGTTACTGAAAACTTATAAAAAGTGATAAACTTTTATGTTTCATTCCTACTTCATCGAGTATGCTTTTGTATCAAAGATACTACTCACAGGTCCTAGTACTCTCCATAGGCGTAAATTCCCGATTAACGTTCGGTACATATCTGTAATAACTTGAAAGTGTTATGCTACAGATTGCTTTATAACATTTTCTCCATATACTTTTAGATTCAAACTTGCCTGAAAATCTCTATCTATAACGTTTCCACATTCACACTTATAGACTCTATCTGACAACTTCAAATCTCTTTTAACATTACCACAACAACTACATAATTTAGAGCTTGGAAAGAATCTGTCCGCTATAATTACTGGAATATTATTCAGTTCAGACTTGTATTTAATCTGTCTCCTAAATTCATAAAGTTTTTGTTCTTGCAATGCCTTGGATAAATGTTTATTCTTCATCATCCCACTTACATTCAAATCTTCCATACAAATAAAACTTGGTTTTCGCTTTACGATTTCAGACGTTGTTTGATGTAAGTAGTTTTGACGAATATTCGTTAATCGTTTTGTTACTATTAAAAGCTCTTTTTTTCTTTTTATAATGTTACTTGTTTTGCAGTAACTTGCCCCTTTCTTATTTTTCTCATATCTTCTTGATATGGAGCGTTGTAATCTACGTTTTCTTTTTTCTATTTTCTTTACTCTTTGTGTTTTATTTATGTTTCCATAAGTATTACCATCAGAGCAAATAGCTAAGTCTTTAATACCTAAATCAATTCCAACACCTTCGTTTGATTGGGGATTAGCATTATCATTATCGTTATCCTCTATCTCAACACCAACTGACACATACCAATATATCCCATCATAAGTAAATCTAGGATTCATATATTTACAATCAGTTGGTATCTTTCCTTTTTCGCATAGTTTAATCCAATTCAACTTTCGTTTATTTCGTTTCTGACTCATTGAAATTTTTTCAACTTTTACATGGGTTTCTGTAAACTGAATTTTAACATTATCTTGGTAAAAAGATGGTGGAGAGCGTTTCTTGCTCTTAAATTTAGGATACTTACATTTCCCTTTGAAGAACTTTTTGTAAGTATTACAAGCGTCTTTGATTGCTTGTTTTGTTACGTCATTACTTACTTCGCTTAACCACTTATGTTCTGGAAGTTTCTTTAATTGTGTAAATTCTTTTCGTAAATCACAATCTGATAAGAATTTATTGCCCTGCTTATAATTCTCTTGCTCTCTTGCGATAGTCCAGTTATAAGCAAATCTCGCGCAGTCAGCGTATCGAAATAACTTAGTCAGTTGTTTATTATTCGGTTTTAGCCTTACTTTTATTGATGTTATCATTTCACCGTTACTCTAATCCCCTTTTAACTTTAATTAATAAGCGTCTATATTTTATCATTTACTCAACAGTTAATTAACCTCTTCTTAATGGCTTGACTCATTTCAAATTGCAACTGACCTGTATTGATAATTGACAAATTGATTTCTGGATTGTCAGTAATCTTAAGCCCAAGTCTAGTGTAAGTGTTAACAACACGTCTGTCTACCGCAAAAAGATTGTCAATATCATCGTTTAATGTATCACCATCTAAGTGAATAATACAATGAGTACTTGGCAATTCCCCATAGTGTGATTCGTAAATCATTTTGTCTTTACGGATATAATTATGCTTAATTCCATGAGCATACTTAACAAAGTTATACAGCTTACCACTAGGAGCTTTCCATACGATTTCAAAACCAATATCTCTATAGCGTGTTTTGACATCATCATTAACCAAATCAAAGCCATGAGCATATTCGATATTGTGTTTTTTACAATGGTGTATGAAAGCCTGATAACTAATGTGTCGATAACGCTCTACAAACAACTTATAAAGCTCACCAAGATAAAGGTTTTTACCGTTGTCTTTAAGGAACTCTACTTCCTCTTCCGTAAGGGTTGTTCTTTCTAACCTTGGTTTAACATTAAGTCGTCTGTATCTTTGATATAAACTAGCTTTTTGTGGTCTATAATTGAATGTTTCTTCAAACAATTCCAACATTTCACCACAAGTCATACTTGGGCCATTTTCGATTAGAAACTTATCATGCTCTTCATTAAATAGAAACCGTTCATTCTTAAGAATACCCGCTTTATAGACTAAGCTTCGTAAGTATGTAACGGTATATTTTGTACCGAACTCTTTATTATAAGCCTCAGTAAACTCTTCTCGACTCATGATAGGAGCATACTTCTCCATGAACGCTTTACGTTCAGCGGATTTGATTTGGCGCTTTGTTAGGGTCTGGCAAACCATAATAAGGATTCTCTCCCTCTGGTAACATTTTCCATTTAATTTCGTTAGCTCTTAATGCTAATGAGTGGGCTTGGATAACCTCTCTCGATAACCGAACAAGTGTTCGTGCACGATGGCACTCTTGTCTAAGTTCTTTCCCGTCCAAGTCCCTATCCATAATAGTTTCAATTTGCTCGAAAAGGTGGTTATTGAGGTCAGACAATTTGTTTCTAGCCATCAGTCGTCCTCTCTTTCTTCTTCTAAATACTGACGAATGTCCCCGCCACCGATTACATCAGAGACCTTTTGAAGATAATCAAGCTCAACCTCTTCTACGCCTCTAAAAATGTTAGACATCTTAATACGATTGATACCAAGTTTCTTACCCACATATTGATATGTCAGGTCTTTCTCTTCTCTAATCATACGCAGACATTTAAGTAGATGTGAATATTTAGCGTATGCAGACCAATCAAATTCATCAATTCTAAACACTGAATGGGTGACATCTTTTCGGTATCTGCTTACGTTTCGCTCAATTCGTTTGTTGAAGAAAATTAACTTATCTTTATCGTTAGGGTCTGGCTTAATCAGAACATATTCGTCTGAGTAAGCCCCTAACCAGTAAACGTCTCCGATTAACAATGGCGCACCATTTTTAATCTCTTTTACTTCCATAAATTATAGTTTCGCAATCTCGTCAGGGCGTAGTCCGCACCATGTATTTTCTTTATCTTCAAACGTTGTCTTAGTTACGATTGGCATAGATGAATACCCATGCAATTTAAGTTGTTCAAGTAGCTCTGCGTTCTCTGGAGCTGTCACATCAACCTCTGTATACTCTACGCCTTTGGCTGATAATTGGCGCTTAGTAAAGTCGCACTGCATACAATTTGGTTTGGAATAAACTGTTACCATAAATAAATCTCCTTTTCTGATATACAAGTATTATATCATAAAACCTGTATTCTGTCAATAGTTACCTTGACTATTTCTTCTTGTTTGAGTTGATGATATAGTTAAGTGTAGCTGTATTTTTTACTCGTGATTGTGGGATAGCAACTACATTAAGCAACAGAACTCCAGCCATATTAGCAAAGTAAGAGTAATAGATACCATCAAAATCAACAGGGAATACCTGTCCGTCTTTAGCTAAGATTTCTACAATCTTATCGCACTTCTCTGGGGTATCTTTAGTAAACTTGAATGTATAGTTTTTGTCGCCCGTTACGTTACGATACGCTTGCTGAATTTGCTCCTGTGTAAACACTTGAAAGTCTGCGATTGTATTTGTATTTTTTGCCTTCATAAAAATCTCCTAGTCAATATTAACATCTTTATCTGATTTGTCAAAACGAACACATTGAAATACAGGGAACCGTAAACTCAATGAGTTGTCAGATTTGTTAGTGGACTCTTCAAAGTATTTAATCTCTGCAATCTTACCAACAACCTTACTTGTATCTTCCCAGAACTCTTTTCGTGTCGCTTCGTCAAACCCTGTACCAACTTTAACCTCGTAACCCTTGTAATCAACGATGATACCGCCAAGCGTTCCCGCAAGTTTACCCTCGCCCTCGAATACTCCAGTCACCTTAAGGTCAGCGGAATGGAATGATTTCACTTTAAGTAATGAACGTGTACGTTTCGTTACATATACATCGTTCAGGTTAATCATTAAGCCCTCTCCACCTTGTTCCTCTACCTTGGATAAGTAGTGAGGAATAACTGAAAGGTCATTACCAGTATATAGTAATGGTAATACCGAAATCAAGTAAAGTCCTTTATGCGAAGCTAACTTAGACATAGTGGCTAACATTCTACGTCTGCCATTGTATGTTAAGTTGCTACGGCCCATATAGAACTCATTGATAGGTACAATATCAAATACCTTGTGCATAAGGTCTTTCTTTTCGCCCTTGGTACTTACAATACTTTGAGTTTGGCTAAATGACTTAGGGTTAATCGTGTTGATTACCTCGCCGTCAACCGCAAATCCACCACTGTCAGTTACTGTATCGTGGAATAGTTGATTGTATTGGTATTCTAAATCTGACATACCCTCAATCTTTTTACCTTGGCGAGTATAAAACTCAGTCCCTTGTGGCGTTACAAGAGCTGTAACACGAACACCGTCTAGTTTCTCAGACAAAGCGAATGTATCTGACTTGACGTAAGACTCAAGGAACTTAAGGTGTTTCGTATAGTCATGAGCCAACTGAACACTGTAAGTTGGAATCATTACACCTTTACAGTTTTCGTTGATTGTCTCAGCGGTAACACCGACCTTAAATGTTTTGGTTACTAACTGATAAACGAACTCTGTTAATTCATCGTCTAAACCGTCCGTAAACTTAAGTACTGTAGCAATATCTTTACCGCTACCAGTATTGTTTTTAGACAAGTAGGTTAATAGACTAGTCAAGTCCTCAATATCGGTAGCTAAAGATAGGTCTGCACCTTTCTCTAACTTCTTCTTGCCAATGCCGAACACCACAAAAGAGTTTAGTAATAGTGATAGCGTACCGATAAACACGCTGTCGTTTAAGTTGTTGTTAATATAGCTAATCTTATCTAAACGACCATTATAAGATTGTAGCTCTGTAAATTGTTTATATAATTTATTTACTGTCAAAGTAATAACCCCAATACAAAGATAAATAGAAAGCCAACTACACCGAACACTGAAATTACGAGTACTGTCCCAAAAATCAGTGATAGTGAAGCCATGCTAATTAAACCGATAACCCAACCAAAAGCGATGATACAACCACCGCCAGCGCTAGTATTGTCAAATCTTCCTTGGTGTTCGTCAAAGTATTCTTTAGCATACCCGACCGCCCAAAAGAAAGATAATACGGCAATAACAAGCATAAATGCGCCCATCATGTTCAATTCTCCTTATCCCATTTTCTAACGTCTACTTGAGTATCGTCTTCATAACTAATGATAGACTCAACTCTATACAAATTGTTATCTCTTGGAGCTTCTAACTCATAAAGAGTAACTGTGTTCCCCTTAATTCTATATGCCAACATTCTATCCGTATCAATTAGTGAGTAATTAAGGTCAACTAATTTGTCGATGTTCTTGTCGCTAACTACATTTTCCACTAGGCTCAAGCCTTTCTCAAGCCCAGTGTCTGCCATTTTCATGGTGAAAATATAGTTGTTGTACTTCGGTGGATAGAAGACATAGAAGTTGTGTACTTTCAACATTACTTGTCTCTCCTTACAATAACATACTGTTTGAGCCACACAACCTTTTCTGTTGGGTGCTGTGTCCAGACCCCATCAATACGAGTTGGTTTAGGCTTCACTGTATGTTCTTTTAATTCAATTAAATCTTTAACCTTAATCTCTAAACGATTGAACTGAGTAATACCAACTTTAACTGTAAGCTCTTTACCTTTCTTAACTGAGTAAAGCGTTACGTTGGCATAACTCTTATTTCTTTCTACATTTGTTACGAAACAGAACTTGTCTGAAACTTTATCAGATGTTGTACTACATTTACCGATTAGCTCTAGCTCAAGACCAAGTTGGTCAGTGAGTGGATATGACTTATCGGGTGTTTTCTTGAATAGCTCTTTAACTGATTGGAAATGCTTACGTTTACCCGCCCAAGTCTTGTTGTTAGGCTTGTATGTCGAGTTAAACTTATTGAAAATTTCAGCCAGTTTCAGATTGCCACCAAACTCTTCAAAGTAGTTAACTGAGATTAGGTTCTCCATCTGCGTCTTGTTTACTGGTGTATTGACTGATGTATAGACAACATTATCTTCACTGATTTTGGTAAGAGCCTTAATTTTCTTATCTAGCTCTTTAACCTCTTCTTCTGACATATTAAGAATAGCTCTTGTGCTATACGTTAATTTCATACCGTCTTCATCAATCAATGTCACGTTTTTAATTGGCTCTTTCAAATCCAACAAGAAGTCAACGAAATCGTCATATTGTTTGTTTGCGAAACTATCGTATAGCATATCGCCAATATTTTCGTTTACCGACTTGATAGATTTTGTACCCTCATAAATACCATTGGTCTCCTTGTCAAAGAAGTAATCTCCCTTAGAGCGTCTGAATTTATGTGGGTGAAGTGAGATACCACGCATTTCAGCGTACTCACGATACTCTTTATTTCTTGCCTGAGCAACCTCATTACCCTTGGTGTTAGCTACAATCATACCCGCAGTTAAGAACTCTAAAGGATAGTAGTATCTTAACCAAGCTGAGATATATCCAATGTAGCTATAAGGAATGGCGTGGTTTCGTGAGAACGAATAGTTAGTAGCGTCATTCAAGATTTGAATAAACTTCTCTACCAATTCTTCTGCGTGTTCCCTTGTATCGCCATGTTCTTTAACCATGGTGTCCACGAATTGTTGTTTGATAATAGGCATTTCATGGTTCATAACATCTGCGTCTTTCTTACCAATCGCTCTACGGATTGTGTCAGCTTCTGATGGTGTTCGTCCGCAGAAAGTTACAAGCCATTCAATGATTGACTCTTGGTAAATCAAGTACCCTAACGTTTGCTCTAGTAATTTGTTAAGAGCGGGGTGTCCGTTATCGAATACTTTACCCGCTACAATGTCTTCAATAATAGAGACAGAGCCAGGACGCATTGCGGCAGAAAGTAAGGCTAACTGGTTCACTGGGTCAGTGTTAACGCCTGAACCCTTCATGCGTTCCTGAACCTCTGGAGCGAACATATCCTTAACCAAACTAAAGGCACGAGGAGCACCAAATTGGAAGATACCAACCGTTGATTTACGCAAGTCTTCCATAACTTCTTGGTCATGGAAGTCGATAATGTCTGACCGCTCAGGTGTTAAGTATGGTAAGTTAGCGAACTCGCAAGTTTTACCAATCAAGAACACGTTATCAAGCCCAAGAATATCTAGCTTCACATAGTTAAGGTAGTCAATCTCTTTCATGGCGATTGCAGTCACTGGATATTGGTACTTAGCAACTTGAATTTCTCCAAAGACTGACTCAATATCATCTGTAGTAACCACAAAGCCCGAAGCGTGACGACCAACGTGAGTAACGGTCCCTACTAGACCCTCAGCAATCTCAATCAATTCACTGTAATCGTTACGAATACTTACAGGAATATCACCATCATCTGAAATATCTGATGTGATTTCATTCAATAGCTGAGGTTGCATATTGAGTGAGCGACCCGCAACTTTGATAGCGCTCTTGATAGCAAGAGTACCGTATGTTACGATAGCTGAGCAGTTGAACTTCTCATTGTTCATCATGAATTTTTCAACCCACGCTCTATCAGACTCTTCCCCAACACCTGAAATATCGTTATCGACATCGGGAAGTGAAATACGGTCTTTGTTCATAAAACGCTCAAAGCTCAAGTTTTCTTTGATTGGGTCTACGTCAGTAACTCCCATCAAGTAAGCAATTAAGCTACCCGATACAGACCCACGAGCAGGGCCTACCCATTTACCGTTACGCTTGGCAGTACCAACTACATACTCTTCTAAGAGCATATAGTCAATAGCACCCATATCTTTATACACCTTGTATTCTTTCTGAACACGTTCAATGTATTCTTTAAGTTGGTCTTTAGGCATTTTGTCAAGCCCACGACTTCTGTAACCAGTGTTGATAATTTTCTTCATATCATCTTCTGGTGTATCTGAAATCTTAGGATACTTAAATGTACGGTCAAATTCATGGTCTTCAATCATAGAGTCGATAACCAATGTATTTGCAATTGCTTCAATCGCTTGCTCTTTGGATAATACACCTTGAGTTTCAAACGATTCAAGCATTTCATCGTATGATTTTGCCCAACACTCAAAGTTCTGGTTTTCTAACTCCCATTCTTCTACAATAATATCTTCTGCTTCTGCAAGCGAGATACCTGACTCTTTTGCCATCTTACTAGCTTTAGGTTCAAAGAACTTGCTACCACGCATAAGTGACTTACGCAATTCGTCTGCCCGTTTATCTACAGCGTGAACATCATTTGTAGCCACAAGTGGAATACCATGCTCTTCATGCAACGATAACAAGAGTTTATTGTACTGAATCTGCTCTCTATCATTGTGAGGTTGAACCTCTAACCAAGTACGGTGTTTGTTCTTCTTGAAGAAATCTACCCACCGATTGAAATTATCCATGTTGTTTGCTGAATAATTTTGCCATAGTGGGCCACCTAGACAGGCTGATAAAATGAAGATATTATCGCTCGTATTTGCCACCTCAGAGGCCGATAGACGAGGCTTAAAATAGAAGTGGTTATTACCCTCTTCACCATTTCTGCCCCCGTAGGCGTGAGATATGAGCCGATTAAGCTCTAATATACCCTCATGGTTACGAGCAATTAGCACTAAATGATAATTGTCTGCAACCTTTTCTTCAAGTGTTTCTGTAACGTATGCTTCAACACCATGGATATACTTAAGACCAGAAGCGTTAGCTAGTTTCTTCTTAGCTACCCATGAGAACACATTGCCATGCTCAGTGAAGCATACAGACTTTAACCCGTTATCCAAAGCGTACTGAATATAATCAGAGGGCTTAGATACTACCTCTGGAATTGTGGTTCCGTTTGAGTAGTGGGTATGCTGATGTAAGTTTATAAAGGTTTTAGCCAACCAGCCTCAATCCCATCTTTAATCATTTTGTGTAGCTCTTTGCGCCCGACAAGTTTAAGTCCAATCTCTTCAAGTGTATCAATCATGTTGTCGCTTGGTAGATGTGCTTTAACACGAATGTTTGAAATATTGGAACGTGCAATACCATACTCTCGCGACATACTACTTACAGTCAAGTCGTGGTCTTCAAGGAACTTAGACAAGATAAGATAGTTCATATTAAGAGCTTCTTCTAACATCATGTCATAATCTTCATCTGAAACCAAACGATAGTTGCGAGTGTTGCTTCCAAAGAAAGTGTTGTAAATCTGCTCCACTAACTTCTGTTCTTCTTCTGTATACTCATAATCTTCTGGTTTCAATGAGAGCTGTAATGCGTGTTCCCATAAGTCGTGATTCTCGTTGTAACGCATATTACTTACCTAACTTTTCCGCTGTGTCTGACACAACTTTTAATAAGGTCTCTTGATACCCATCTTCTACTACAGAAGCAAAAGCCAATGGTGAGGCAACAAATACAGATACCTCTGTGTACTCCCATAACTCATTTTGTGGGTTGTCTGGAATTTCTGCTTGCAATGAATGGCGGTACAATGGCTTGTTGTTATAACTGATAATCAATGATACGTTAGCCAATGACTTAGTGGTAAACATTGCACTTGCGTCATGACAATAAACATCTAACTCAGCGGTAAGCCCACCACGTTCCATGTTGTACTCCACAAGAGTATCATAGTGGACATTGTAACTACCACCGTACATCTTTTCTTTATATTGAACCATGTGCATAAGGGTATTAAAATCATATCGTGACATTAAAAGCGTCAAGTCGTCAATCAGAGTTAAAACTTCTTTCATAATATTCTCCTGTCTGCCAAAAGAAAATGCGGCATTACTTATTTGATATAAGTAGTATACCGCACTTTTCCGATTTTGTCAATAGTTATTTGAGATTTTATTCAAAATAATTCATGATGTCGTCTAGGTCTGCGCCATCAGTGTTCATGCCATTCATTAACATCATGTCCTTGTAACCTTGGTGATACTGCAAGAACGGTTTCCCTAACACATGGAAGAAGAAACTATTACTTTCATCAATGACAGGCTCAGGGAACTCAACTTCTAAATCACCTTTAGATTTGTGTTCGATTTCATCAATAACGTCCATAATAAACTCAGACAATTCATTCATGTCTTTCTCTGTAGCTTCTACCACAACAACACCTTTTTCAATCTTGAATCGCTCTTGAACATAGTCAGGCATTGACTCAAGAGAGTTATCTAAAATGGCGTTATCAATCATTTCTTGAGCTTCAAATTCCATGATGTCATTATCCATCAAGAGTTTCAATAGCTTGTTTTGTTGAGAGCTTACCCAGTTAGAACGCTCCTGTAGGCTAGTAGCCCACTTACCATTCTTTTGCAAGTAACGAACGTTAACATACTTAAGCATATCATACTCAACGGAAATGTTCTCGTAAGGTACTCCAGTTTTCTGATGTGCACCGATGGCATACAACAGTAATTGTCTAGCTTTCTCTTTCAACTTCTTACCGCTGAAACCAGACTTGCTTGAGGTCTTGTAGTCAACGATATGGAGTTTTGTCTTATCGTCAGTCCAGTATGTTGAGTCGATATACCCTACTAAAACATAGTTACGGTCATTACGATTCAAGACAATTAGTACTGGTTGTTCACTTGTTACTGGGTGTTCGATAGGCTCAAAGTTCTCAAAGTAATGTTGGATATTCAGGATATATCCGTCACGCACTTTCTCACTTGGAAACTTGAGATTAGGGTTATCTAACTTCTCCCATTCGCTCACTTTAGTATTGAAGATACCTAGTAATTCATGAGCTTGGTGATGTCCCTCGTAATAGCTTTCAATGATGTCGTGGCAAATCGTTCCAAAGTAAGAATAGATATTGTCGCCATTAACATCTGCTTTTTCGATATATTGCATACGGTAGCACCATGGTTGGTCTAGGTAGGTGTTAATTCTGCTGAATGACCAAATAGTATCTACTCCGTACTTTTTTCGTAATTTCTTATAAATATCGCCACTTAGTCGTGCCATTTATCAAATCTCCTTACGACTAGCAAATAAATAATTGTACACCCTGTACCCTCTATCTACTGGCGAGTCCTTTTCTTTCAATAATTTGTTGTTAGGAAACGGGTCTTCCATATAGCTTACCTTTCTAAATAGAGCCATCTTCTTCATCATTTCCATAGCCTTTTTGCGTTCAACTTCGTTGGTCATGATGTCTTTATCAAAACCAAATATGATTTCGCAATCAGGATTTGTATTGTTTACAATAAACTTAATCTGTTCTTTACTGAGTTCGTGGCTACCAAGAGCGACCGAGAACCCCTTACCTTTACAGAATGTAAAGTGTTTTAATACTGACTTTTCAGCTTCAAAAATGATAAGCTGATTACGCTTCATGACCTCTTCTTTTGCTTGGCCCCAACCATACAGATTGCGTGTTTTGAAGTAACCTTTGATATAGTTCCAGTATTTAGGAACACCCAGTAGGTCACATTCTTCACTTGACAATCCAATGATACGACCCTGAATACCCGCAATCTTATCTGTGTCGTACCAGTCAAAATGAGGAAACAAAATTCTGTTGTTCTGTGGGTCATAGGATATACCAAACCGTTTCGCCACCGTTGGTGAGATACCCTCTTGAATCAAGTCAACATGAACTGCTCTGATATAGTTGTTGAGCTTGTCCTCTGGATATAACTCATTCTCTTTTTCTTCATATACCTTTTTCTTGGCCAAAGGTATATCTGCCATAATAGCACCAACAACTTCATTATGACTAACATAGCTTGACAATGTTAGTCCTCTTGAAAAACCAAACAATGCAGATGTAATTTTAAGAATATCCTTTAAGGTGCGCCCTGTAGCCTCGTGAATGATATGAAAAATATCGCCCTTAAAACTTCCTCTTGTATAAATTACACCGTACAATGTTTCGTCTAAGTAGATAGAGACTGAGGTGATATTGTCACCGTCAGGTAGCGCACACCTCAAGTTTCCATCGTGATAATTAAAGCTATGGAACCCGAAATATTCTAACAACTTCTCAATCTTGCTAGTATCTTCTGACAATATCTTTTTCATATCTTTAATGTCCAAAATACTAACCCTCGCTTCATTAGAACTCTTCGTAAATTGTCGTAAACCCAACATCACGAATGATGTTTAGCCCTTTATCGGTTTCAATCACTACCTGTTTAGAAGTAGTACCACGTCTGTTTTTGTCAATAAAGAATACCATATAGTCATTGTCTGGGTTTAGAACCTTTTCAACACCGTTAGGCCCCATCACTTTCATCTTGCCCTCGCTCTTTTCACGCTCCGTAACGTTACGAACCAAGATAAGAGTTGACACCACGTCAGCAACGTTTTTAGACATACCAAGTACACTTTGGTCTAGGTACTTCTTGGGTGTTTTACTTAACTGATATGTTATCCATAGGTGAACATTTAGGTTGCTTTCCTTGATAACGTTATAAATTCTAACCACGTTCTGTTGAAGTTGTAGCCATGAATTATCCGTCACCTTTGAACCAATGTCGTTATCAAGTTTGAATGTATCTAAGATGAAGTATTTAACTCCATATTTGATTGCGTATTTTCTAATCAAGGCAATCGCTTGGTCTGCTGAGAATGTTTCTAAGTTGACAAAGTTCAATACACCGTCTTCTAGGTGTTCTTCATACCACTCAATAGCCTTGTTAACCATGGCTAATTCTTTCTTGTTAAGACCGTCACCAAATCGACCAATCTTCTCAACCTTTTGTCCAGCAAACTCGTCATATCTACTTGCAATAATATTGTTGGCAATCCATACTACAATATCCCAACGCCACTTGTCAGCGTCTTCCTCGTTACAGATAATGAGGATTGGAATGTTCTCTTTGATAATCGTAGGGATAACCAAAGATGAAGTTACAAATGTCTTACCAACACCAGACATACCCGCAACCATGGTAATGTTTCCTAACGCCATACCGTTGATAACTGAGTTCAAACAGTGGGAGTTAACTGGTAAACCTTGGTATTGTCTTGTCTGAATTTTCTCAACCATTTCACGCATACCATGTTTAAGGTCTTCAACCTTATTGTTTGAATCGTCAAATTCATCAAACACATCACTCATGGTACTTTCCATAAACTGATTAAGCTCGCCATAAGATAGCTTGGATAAATCTTCCCATTTCGACTCTACATCGAAACCCGCCATTCTTAATCTGCGGAGTGCACTATAGCGTTTAACATCTGAATAATATGTCAAGACATTCTTCTTATCTACTGCCTCAATGAAAGATAAGATTGTCTGATAACCACCGTAATTGCGATATGTGGTGATTGCTTTCTCACCTAGTGACTGAACATACGTTTCAATATCAGTTTGGTTTACGCTATCGTATTGTTTTTTCTTCATGCCTAGCAAAATGTTATAGAACATTCTAGCTGGGCCACCTTTAATAAAGTGACTGACTTTAATATGATAATCGTCCATTAGAGACATATCCGTATATAATGAGGCTACGAACATCATTTCTGCTACATGGGACAACTTCTTAAGTTCGTCACGTTTCTTTTCTTGTTGTTCAACTTCTGCTGAAATAACCGTACACCTCTTGTTTAACTAAATAAATCATCAACATCATCATCGTCTTCATCAATCCCAGACACCAAGTTCTTAAGAGCGTCACTTCTGTCGTCCTTTAGATGTGAGAAGCCCTTATTTCCTGAGAACTCTTCGACTGTCTTATATGGAATTTCCTCTTTAACCCTATCAAGAGCACGATTCGCACGATTCTGTTGTTCCATTTTTAGTTGCATTTCACCAACTCGTTCCGTAATAATCTTCATAATCGCATTGATTTTATGTTTATTATCATGGAACTCCATGCTATGTATCATCTTATCAATCTCAAGAGATTTCCACACCATCGTGTTATAGATAACCTGATACTCGAACCCACGTCTTAAGCCCATGGTATTTGTACCGTTTGGAGCGAACTTGCCAACTCTAAGACCTTGAATACGCATTACAGCAAATTGGTCTAACCCTCTTTCAGACCCTAGCCATTGTTGCATTTTCCGATAACATTTATCCCAGTAATACTTTTCATCTAGTTTTACTTCAGAATCAATCTTAATATCGTTTACAATCTTAGGTACGCACCAATAATGGAGCTTGCGTGAGAACATTCTTTTCTTACCATTCTTGCAAACAAGTGGTATTTTCTTTTCAACCAAATCTCCCTCATTAGAAATAGGCTCCCCACAATAATAACAATGAACAATACTGTAACCGTCTTTTACCATGGAGAACCCTCTCTTCTAAAGTTTGATTTGTTTTACTTCAAAGTTGTCTTCATCAAAGATTACAACACCTTGAGAGCGACAACTTGAACTTGCAATCCGAATACTGTATGAGTCAGTACCCTTGATTGACCCAAACGATACCATGTATCGGTCATGGGCTACCTCAGTCATTGAGAAGTGATGTCTGTGACCCGCCAGCATTAGGTCAAAGCTCTTTCCCAATAATTGAGATTGTTTTGCAAGCATTGATTTGTCAGTCATTGAATGAACATCGCCATGAACAGCAAGTACATTCTTGCCACCATACTCAATAATACCGTATGATAGACTTTCTAAAGGAATATATTCAGCGTTGTCTGCACCCGCTAGGATACGCTCAACTACAGCGTTACATACATATTGTACGTTGTTGCCGTCAATATTCTCTTTAGCGTTTTTGGAAATGCGGTCATGATTACCGCCAATACCTGAGTATTTTACCCGAACGTGTTGAGCAATCTTGAAAATAAATTTCACGATAATATCAGATACCTTGATTGCTTGGTTCACTAACACCATGTCGGTGTCCATCAAGCTCTGAGGTCTCAACTCACCCTCAACGATGTCGCCAAGGTTCAAGATGTAATACTCTTTAATGTTTTCTTTCTTAGCTAGTGCTAACAACTTGTCAGCGTACTCCATGATTAACTGTTCAGCAATCTCAGGATTGTATTCCGACAAAGGCGTGTCAACAATGGCTCCATAGTGAATGTCAGTTAATACTGCAATCGCTACCTTGTCACCATCTTTAACTTCTGGCAATACAGATACTGGAATATTTGTATAGTCAATATCTGATAATGACCCTTGAACCGCTTCGTACAATAAGATGTCACGAGTCATTTCACGCTTAAGTCTGTTAAGACGGTTGTAATCGTTTTGAGCTTCTAACTGTGATTCTCGAATTTCACCAATGTATCGCTTAATACCGTCAAGTTTGCTATCTGCTACCATGTCAGCGTGTTTCTCAACAGACGGTAGAGTACCCATTTTCTTACGGTATTCCTTAATAGCACAACGATAGCGTTCAGTAGACTCGCTGTCAAAAAAACCTGACTGTTCCATCATCTTCTTATGTCTTGCCCATGATACACGTTGACTTGGGCTTGACTTTCTTAGTTCTTCATAAATTCTCAATGAAGCGTCTAGGTGGGCTTGTGAAAGCTCCACCTGTCTGCCATCGCTAGTCGTATACTTCAAATTACTCTCCTATTTAACGGAACTAGCGTATTTACTATACACCTGTTCACCTTTTGCAAGTTCTTCTTTTGTCCAGAGTGACAATTTCTTGTTACTAATTGAAGACCATTCTTTAGCGAACGTTTCGTATGATTCCTTATCGTTCTTCTTGAGATAGTCAATCAATTTCTTCATACGCTCACTGAGTGGCGCAGCTGTCTCGTCACCAGTCTGCTCGTAATACTCTTTATCTTCTTCATTCTCATGAACGAAATCAAGCTCACGAACAACCCCTTGGTCTTTCTTACCTTTAGGTAAAATCTTATCAGCCCACATTTCAAATGCTGGGTTGTCAATTACTGTACCTTGTGGTAAGCGATTGATACGGTCTTTGATTACAAGTGCCTTGTAAACCACTCTGTCTTGGTCTTCAAGGTCAGCTTCTGCATACATATACAGAATCAAGTCGTAGTCAAACTTAGCTTGCTTACTCATTACTGGGTCATACCCAACGTGAGTTGAGAAGTAGTCTTGTCGTGCCTTGCGTTGCTCGTCTGAAATAGGTTTCGCTTGAGCAATGTCAAGTACGATAACACCCTTACTTGAAAGAGTAATCTTCATGTTTTGGTGCTTGCCTGACAAGTACTTGATACGACCCCATGAGCGTTGAGAAATGTTTGTATCCTCAACTTGCTTACCGTCACGTCTTGCTCTCGCCTCTTCAACGGTCATAACAACTTCTTCCATGTTCTCACGAATCTTAGATACTGAGTCAGTAACCAAGGTTGTAAATCCAAGGTCTTCATTGTTCTTGATAATTTCAGCTAACGCTTTTTCGTACTCACGATAACTAATCAAGTTAATCATTTCTGTAGCGTTCTCTGCGATACCATCGTTATCGTAGAAACCCGCACCAGTTTCCGTATCAATGTAGGCACTGTTCGGGAAACCAAGTGCAAACCTAGTTTTCCCTGTACCCTCTAAACCGTAAATTAAAACCTTAGCGCCTAACTTACGTTTCTTTCTTTCCCTGTTCTCTTTGTTACCCCATAATGCCATTAGAAAATAACACTCTCCTTTTATTTATTAGCCTAAACCAAAGACATCTTCTTCGTCAGCTGAGTCAAAATCATCATCATCTAACAAGTCTTCAACTTTTTTCTTTTTCTTTGGTTCATCGTCAAAAGGAGTATTAGCTTCATTTTCAATCGCTGGACGAACTAATACTGAGCGGTCATAAATCTCGCCACCAGACAAGGTAATGCCTGAGTCAGACTTAACAAGTTGCACCTTATTGAAAATAAGTTGGCTTGTAAATGTGCCACGAACTGTTGCTACTGCGCCAAGCTCTTCTTCACTGATTAAGCCAGCCTCGAGTAAGTCGTTAATTTCGTCTGTGTATTCAAGTGGTTGGTCACTCTTAACTTCACTGTAACCCTCACGAACTTTCAGAATAACATCACGAGATACAAGTTTTTCTTCATCTTTTGGTTCAAACAAGACTTTCAATTTCTTCTTAGCTTTCTTGATGTCTTCGCCCTCTTTGAGCTTAATCGTCATAGCTTGAGGAATTGCTACTGTCTTCTTGTAGTCAACATAGTTGTCTCCTACTTTAATCTTTCCTAAGTACTGAGGTACATAGAAGCGAATGGTTGTTTCGCCATTTTCTTCTAACTCGTCAAGTACATCGCCCGCTAATACTGAGTCGTCAAACAAGCAAGTTTGGACAAGTGAAGCTGAGCACTTCTCTGGAACATACTCAACTGCGTCACCTTCTCCTTGTTTAACTACAGGGTTCTTAACGATACGCTTAACGATATACCGCTTACCTGTGCGTTCTACACCATTATGGTCAGTATATTCGCTATACTCAACACGACCTGTTACACGAACTAAGTCACCGTTCTTAATGTATTTCTTAACGTGTTCAAAGAAATCAATGTAATCTACGAATTTCTTGAAAACACATTTCTCTTCATTGTCAGGGTTTGGAGCTACCTGTGCATAAGAGAAAGCAAGGTCTGATACCTTTTCTAACAACTTTTCGTTGGTACGGTCAGCACGAGGAATTTCAATCCAACTAGCTTTTTCTTGACCCGCTTCACGTTTCCCAAGGAGCTTAAGAACATTAGATTTCTTATCGTAACCACCTTGGAATGTTACGGTCAGCATTTGTCCGTTGTTGTCGGTCAATGTAAAACCACTGTTAACCATAAACCATGATGATTTTTTACTTACCTCTGGAGCTTTCATGCTATCATCGTTTAGTTTTACATGACCAACGAAACGGAACTTAGCTGTACCTCTTGTTAATTCAGTCATAAATCGAACCCCTTTTATTTATTTTCCAACTCGTCTTGCAACTCATTGGTGACTTGACTACTAGTGATAATTACGTTCGGGAAATTTGAAATTGCCGAACCTACTGCTTGGTATACACAATTCAGAAACCGCTCTGCTAAATCTGTATCAGAACTTGCTCCAAGTGCAACCTTAGCACCCTCAATGTTTTGAGGTTTGACTAATTCGGATAGGTCAATTCCTAGCCTGATGTCGAGATTATGTGTTGGCTTAATGGCCATCACACCCCTTTCTCATATTATGGTAATATCATAACATAAAATTAAGATTTTGTCAACAAAAAATGACAGGTGTGACTAACACACTCTGTCAAGGAAAACAACATTATTGTCAGTACCTGTTACTACAGCGTTACCTAAATATCCGTCATTCATCGCATGGGTTGCTAATTTGTTACCTAAGTTATGTTTATAGATAAGTTCTAGCAACTGTTCTTTGGTCAACTCAGCTAAGCGTGATTCGTCAGCTTTAACTGATTGTGCCATCATGTATTCACCAGAGGACTCTCTATCGTAGTTACGTTTCATATAGCCTAACGTTGTATTAAAGTCTTCGTGGTCTGCAAACTTCATAACCTGTTGTGGGTCATTTGTTAATTGATATAAGTGACTAATAGCTCCCGCCTTGATACTGTGAGGTGTCACCTTGTAGTTAACGAGGTTTGAGAACTCATTAAACAAATCTGAGAACCCATCTTTACTACAAGCTGAGAAAACCTTGTTTGTACCTAGGTGATAAAAGTTGGATTTTATCATACGGAAAAGGGCCTCAGACACGAACTTTTTGTTGGTCTTACCACCCTTATCGTTCGCATATAATACCCAACCAAGTTGTCCGTTCACATCTGGCTCATACTTAAAATCTGACCATTCAAGATTCAAGCTAGCACTGACACGAGTAGCTGTCTGCCACATGAATTTTACCAATGTAGCGTACTGGACACCCTTGCTTTTATATGGTGTCTTGGCATTTTTGAAACGTTCGTGTTTTAACCAATCTACCATTCTATTCATCATATCAAAGTTCATTGGGTTGGTAAATTCTCTATCTGAGTCTTTACGCCCTTTCATAACGAGTGCTTTATCAATAATGTAATCATAATTGATTTCACCATACACTCGGTTAGCTCGTAACTCTTTAATATAAAGTGTTACTGCTTTCAAAGTTTGCTTAGTAGTTCCTAACTTCATGCCATTCTTACGCTCAACTTCTAAGAACTTAGACGTTACAAGAGCGGGTGTAATTGACTCAATCTCTTCTTTAGTGGCGAGATATGCGTCTTTACCAAATACCATGTTAAAGAACTTATTACATTTCTGACGGTATGACCGTTGTGTTTGAGGACTTAATTGGCCCCCAATCCATGCTTCAAAAATTTCCTTATGTGTGTTCATTTATAATCTCTCCCTTTCATGATATTATCATACCACAAAAAGGAGAGATTGTCAATAGTTATTTTTGATATTAGTCTTCTTTTTTACCATTCATAGCATAGAAGATAGCTAAGAACAAGATTACAAGACCGCTACCGAATAAGCCACCCTTTTCTTCACCAGTATTAGGCAACTGTTTATTTTCAGTTTGAACCTTTTCTTCTGGCTTAGATGGTTTTGGTTGTTCAGATGAAGACTCTGAACTTACTTCTGATGATTGGGACTCTGAGGACTCAGATGTTACAGATGAAGATTCTGATGATTCTTCACTTGATACTGATTCACTTGAACTCTCAGACACGCTCTCAGAGGACGATTCGGAAGACTCAACTGAGCTACTGGACTCTTCTGAACTCTCAGACGATGATTCAGAGGATACTTCGCTTGAGCTTTCAGATGATTCTACAGAACTTGACTCTGAACTAGACTCAGATGATACTTCTTCACTTGAGCTTGATTCTTCTGATGATGAAGACTCTGGTTCTGGGTCAGGCAACACTGGCTTGCTTGGGTCAAGAGGACGTGTCTCTTTCCAAGGGTCAAGTGTAATAGACCCGCCTTTAGTAACCTGAGAAGTACGTTCTAGGTTGTATTCTGTGAATGAGCGCTTGATGTTTGGTTTAACCTGTTCATCGTCACCATACATATAAGCTGTATTGCTTACAACGTGACCGCCTAATGGAGCTGTTGAAGAGTATGATAAGTAATACGCTGAGTTGTTAACATTCTCAATAGCTAATTCAAACTCTGTATAATTATTGAAGAATGTCACTTTATAGTCAACGTCTTTCAACATATCTACCGCACCATGGAAGTTTACACGCTTAAGGTCATAGTAACCTTTTTTAAGAGTGAACTTTTCAGGAATAAAGTGACTGTTCTTGATTTTATCCTTGATACGGATAACCTTGTATACAGTACCATTTGTGTTGATACGCAACGTCCAAGGGTGTAAATAGCCACCTTGTAAATTCAATGTTGGTGATTTCCAGTCTTCCTCTTTAGTTACACCATGTAACTTAGCGAAGTTCTCGTTCTCACCATCATAGTCAGCAGACGTTGACTTTGGAACCGCTGTAATATCATAGGTAATCTTCTTGCCACCTGCTACTTCAAACTCAACTTTCTTGTCCTGTACTGCCTCTTTAACGAGCCATTGGAAGAAGAAGTTACCTTTCAAGTCTTTAACACCGTCAAGGTTTTGTTGTTTGATGTAGTTAGTGATACCAACCAATGTAGTTGATACGATGTCTTTCTTGACTTGAGCGACACCAATAACGGTATTTGATTGTGACTCAACTAAGTCAACAGTACCCTCTACACCCTCAATTGGTGATGGCAATTTCAAGTCAAACCAGTCGCCATCTTTAACCTTTTCACGATAAGGCGTAAGGTCAAAGTCAACTGACATCTTGCGAGCGTGGTCAATAACCACCTTTTGCGCAGAACCATCAGGTTGTTTTTCGTCTGATTGGTCTAAAACATTCACGTTCACAATAGCGTCTTTTAATTCAGACGGAGCTTCTTGTGGTTGTGTAGGTTGTTCTACAGCTGTCTTAGTTTCGTCTTTTGTTTCAACTGTTGCATTATTTACAACACTTGATTGCTCAACTGGAGTCTCTGATGATACCTCTTGAGCTAATACTGGGTTCGCTACCATGGATAATACTAATGGAGCGATTAACAATGCTTTCTTATTCATTGTAATTTCCTTTCTATAACTGGTTTTGGTTAGTTGCTAAAGCATAAAGATTTTGAACTTCAAATGGCATTAACATTCTACCTAACATAATTTCTTGCTTACGAACTTGACTCTTCAACTGCTCTAATTGTTGCCGTTGCTGTTCGTTTTCTGCATGAAACTGAATGGCATGGTAGTTATCGTAATCCTTAGTCATAATTAGAACTTATTGCATTATCGTTCTCCTTTTACTTTATCGACAATATCTTTAATTGGCTCACCGCTAAATTTGATATTGTCGTATTCTTTATATGCCAACAATAAAACCTCTTGTAAATCATCTGCTGACAAATCATCAAATTCTTTGAACGAATAAGATATACTAATTAAATTAGAGAAGCCCTTTACGTCTGAATAATCCGAAAATAGAAAATCGTTACTTACCCATGCTGTAGAGTTTCTTTTCTCTCCAATAAAATCGTTAATGACAAAGCAAATGTTTAGATTGTATTTTTCTTTATCGTTAACGTATAGACCTGTTGAATTATACAGTTCTTCTGTTTTGTCCGTTGTTAAAGTAATCGTTAACCCTAGCTTCTTCATAACTAGAAAAGATTCTCCTTAATATTATTTGCTACATCTAAAGCGTTATGATAGTCAATATTTAACTTCTTAGCCTCTTGGTACATTAAAGATAGCATGACACCAATATCTCTAAAGTCTATATCTTCAAACGCTTTATTTCTATACGCAATATCAACCGCTGTAGAAAAATTCATTGCGTCTTCCCATCTTACAAATAAGAAACTGCTACTTGTAAGTAGTAAAGTATCGAATTGCTTACCTGTATATTCGTTTAGCGTAAAGACAATATTTAGAATATACTCTTCCTTACCCTTATTGAGGCTGATAGAGTTCTTTAGGTTCTCTTCTTTATTGGTGATTAAAGTAATTGATAAATCTAGTTTCTTCATACTACCACAGGCCCTCGTTTATATGGTTAATTAAATCATTATGAACAAGTCTAACTGCGTTATAAAACATTCTAATAATATCCTTAACAGCCTTATCTTTATCATCTTTTCTAAAGATTTTGATTTCAGAAGAGCGCTCAGATGACAAACCTCTACTTGTTGTATATTTAACATCTACAGATACTGACGCATACAAGTCTCTATCTTTCTTAATATAATTAACCTTAATAGGATTTACTAGATATATTGATGAATAAGGTCTGCTTTTAATAATTTGTTCTGCTTCACGAATGTAGTAGCAACAAACATTTCGTACAAACACTGACAACGAAACAATATCTAAAGGCTCATTGTCGTCACCAAGGTCAAAGTAATAAAGGTAATCACAAATAACATCTTTTACCCTTAATGCTTCTTCCCTTGTAACAAAATTTTCTTTGAACACCTCTTCGTTATTACCATAGGCAGTTAAAACATAATCTGTTTTACCCATATATGTTTGTTCTGAGTATTCAATATGTCCGCTTTTCATACTGCCAACCCTCTCTAACACATAACTTGCTCAACATAATCTTGAGCAACAGTGTCATAGTGCATTAAAGATAAAGAAACGTCATTGTTAAAACACCACTTGACAACGGAAGTTGTAACAACTGTTAACCCAGTTACATACAAACGAACTTCATCAAATGTCTCACCATCATGACGAAAGACTTCTTTGTTCATCACTGTATTAACATGGTCTTCGATTGCCTTAATATCAAAGTTTGTAATTGCTTCATCAAAAACAAACTTATCAACTGGCATTTCGTGCCGACCACGAACTGAACCGATTTCTAATGTTTTCATTGGTATCTTCCTTTCTCTAACTTATGAATTAAGTATACCATAAGTTTTGAAATTTGTCAAGTGGTTTCTGTAAATTATTTGTATTTGTTCACCAATAAATCGTATCGTTTTTCAAGATACTCTTTGTTGCTATCGTCTTCAAGAACGTCTAATAGATAAACGAAAATCTTTGTCGTGTAATAAGACATAGCACAGTCAGTCATTGTACGAACCTCTACAACAAAACGGCCCTCAAATAAATCTTGTAGACCTTTGAATGTAAATTCTTCTAGTCTTTCAATTAAATCAATATTATATAATGAGCGCTTGTTGTACTCATATAAGTCTCGCTTAAAATCATCAATATGTAATACGAATTGGGACAACCCATTATTCAAAGCGTCTACAGTAAGCATTTTAAGAGTCTGTTTGTATCGCTTGTATAACAAGTTTTCTTTCTTACCTGTCTTATATAATTCTAACGCATTGATTTTGCCAACCATGTTAAAATCTCCTTTTAATGTTTCAATAAATACGTATTGTTAATAGCTTTGAACTGGTGACGGTCACTTAAATCGTAGTATTTTTCACCGTCAACATTAGTCCACACAATACCCTCTGCTTGCACTTGAGGGTTTACTAAAGACTTAATACCATTAACTTGTTCAATAAACCCATCAACTGTATCTGGCATTTCCAAATCATAAACTGGGACCATGATACGTTTGATTTCATCTTCTTTTTCGTTGCTGTTCAGATTATAATTAAATACAAACAGTCGATTCCCGTCAATCTTTAATGGGTTAGACTGGATACCTTCACCAGCCATTTCAGCTTGCAACCATTCGTTTGCAGATAATAAGTTTTCAATACCATACTTCTCTGCCATTTTAAGGTACTTACCTTCTAGCTCTACCTCATAGTTTCGAGACGCAACGTGTAACTTGTTTTCTTCGTCTTTCCACCAAGTAGTTGACATTCCATCTACCTTTTCAGTAGCTACCCATTTAGACTTATCTGTTTCTGCCAACACTTCACGAACAAACCGAGATAAGTTTTGAATACGTTCACTGTCTGTTTTGCGAATGTGTTGAGGGAAGTAGTCGATAATACCTGAGTTAGATGGTAATTCTTTTCGTCCGTTATGGAAAATTGTGTAAATAGTCTTTTCGTACTTAAACACACCTAATTCTTCCATGAAGTCATTAAGCTCTTATTGTGTTGGTACAGACTCAAAGAACTGACTAACTGGCATAAGTAACCCTTGAGAGATTACACCACGCAAACGAATGGTCCGTAATACATGACCTTTATGCTCTTGACCGTCTGGGCCTTTAACTGTCTTAGAAGAACGTTCAACTAAGAAATCAAAGTGACCTTTGTCAGCTGGCAAGAAAGAATCAATTTCAAAGTAAACAGCGTTGTCTCCAACCTGGAACTCGCCTTTCTTAACTACTACACGCCAACCACCAACAACAGCGACTTCAATCTTATCTGCGTTTTCGATAGGCAGAATATCGTCAATCGTTTTGATGGTTACTAATTTCCGAATATCTTCTTGCATAACCGTTATTTCCTTTCTGTTTCAGCTATGAATATAATATCATACCTTACCGTATTTGTCAAGAGTTTTCTGCGAGATTTGCATACTCACGTTCTAATCTTTGATAATCTTCTTGCCAGCCATACATTTGGCCCTCAAGTTTATCTCGTTCTTCTTCGAGACGTTCGTTGTCAGCTTCTAATTCATCAATCTTGCCTTGGAGTTCATCTACTAAATCTAGTTTTTCTTTAACCGCTTCAAGGGCTTTGGAGAATTTCCCATACAGAAAAAAGTATTCTGTATCATAATAGTATTTTTCTTCAATCAATTCTTCCATTAACCCAAGTAAATCAACAATATCGTTTTCCATATATTCGTTCCTTTTATTTTTACTTTTCCTTATTAAACCAATCATGCAACTTATCAATTCTTTCATAGACATTCAGTTTATCCATTCGTTTGATTTGTTTAATGCTCTTGTTTTGAATAACTCTTATCTTACCTTTTTCTTGCTTTGCAATTTTGCTAAAGTTACAATGTGACACCGACTTAGAGTGTTCATCAACATAAATACCTAAATCCCCATTGCGTGATGGCCATAACAAATAAACCATTATATAAGAGGTAAGTGGAAATTTACCTTTCCATGTATATCCTTTTTCGTGTAAATAAATAAGTAGCTCTTCTAAAAACTGTTTATTTGGAATATGATATAATCTATTCATTCTTGTCACCGCCTTAATGAGCGCCATCAATTAAATTTAGAATCATTTCACGTTCAGTAATGCTAATTTTACCTTGTTCACAAGCCTCGTTAACTAAATCTAAAAGTAACCATATAATATCTTGTTTACGCTGCATAATTACTCCTTAACTACTACCTGCAAGAACGAAAGCTCCCAATCTAAACCCAGTTCTTTCAATGCCTTTTCAGCTTCTTCCTTAGTAAATAAATCGCTACCGTCATATACAGCATGACTTGTTAAAGAGTATTCATCGCCATTTCTAACTAATACTGGAGGCCATGTATCACCCTCAAGTTTTAACTTATCTGGAGCGCAAATAATATATTCACGTTTCACTTCTGGCACTTCACACTTAGGGTCAATTAAGTATTTAGCGCAACGCATTAATTCAATCTCGTTCATAGTTATACCCCACTAACCTCTTCTATCATACGAGCTACATCTATACTTGATATGTTCTCTTCTCTCTTAATAATGCGGCTAAGCTCGATACATAAATCAAAGAATTTTTGTTGTGACATTTTATTAAAGTGCCCTAGATGGTAATGGTGACAAATGAAGTTGACAAATGTATTAGCTTGAAACAGTGTTGTAAACGTAACAACTTCGTCACACTTACCATGCCATACCTTAACTTTATACTCTTCCCATTCTACTGAATTTTGGGTAACTGAGTTATATACGTCTTTGTAAGTTGTTTCGGTAATTCCAACTCTTAATTCCATTGAGTTACCTCGTCATGTTGTGACAAATAAAAATTATTTACTATCTGGTTTCGTAAGCTATATAGTTTCATATCGAACTCATATCCAGTCAGTTTGTCATAAAACCCACGTTTGTTAAATTTATAAACAGTATCAATAAAATCAAGAGCAGAATCTTCATTATAAAATTCATATTCTACGTTATATTCATTATATACTCGTACAATATGCTTTTCTATTTTGTGACCATTGTTATCATACGTTGTTTTACATCTTCTATCAATTCTTAATTCCATAAACTACACCTTATCATTCTTAGTAAGCTGCTTATCTACTATCTGATTTCGCAAAAACTCTAAATCTACATAGAAATCATGGAAAGTTAACATATCATACAAGCCAAGTTCGTTACGCTTAGAAACGATACTGATAAACTCAAGTGCTGATTGCTCGTTATAAAACTCATAATACTCTGGCCCAAACTTATCCCACACTCTAACAATATACTCTTCTGGCCCTTTATGACCCATATTGTTATACATAGTTTCGTATCTGTCACGCTTTAAGTCAATTCTTAATTCCATTCTTGTATCACCTATTTTACTTTAGCAATGCCCCAATTAACATTTAATTCTTTCATCGCTTGCTCTGCTTCTTCTTTTGTAAACAATATACTATCATTATATGCCATAACACTTTCTACAAAATAAGTGTCACCATTTCTGGCTAATAATGATGTTTCTGAATGTCCTTTAAGACGTAGCTTGTCTGGGGCGTAAACAACATATTCTCGTTTAACCTTTTTACGAACGGTACTTTCTTGGTTTGGGACGATGTATGTAGCATTATCTAACTCTTCTACCGTATCGTAATATAAGATATTACTATAACAGTCTTTGTGAATCGTACTGTCATAATATACTCCATCTTCTTCTAAAACAATGAGTAGTTCTTTACTGTCGCTAAAGAAATTCCACAACCATTCCGCAAACTCCATATTAGATAATTCGTCACCGTATGACCAATAATAATCTTTGTCCGCAAGATAAAGCAATAAATCTTTTAAGTATTCATAAGAATTGACTCTAAATACTAATTCCATTCCATTACCTCATATCCAAACAGATACATCTTAACAATAATAATTTCAATTATGTCGTATGTATTGAATTTACCGTTCTCAGCCATTAACTCGAACCAATCATAAATATTTACGTCTGCTAAATCAGCTTCCTTAATAGTGTCAATCATATAGTCAACCCCACTACTACAGTTTTTATTATACCAATCTGCAACAAATTTAGGAACTGTAGGCTTTAACGATTGTAAATATTCAAAAGCTTCAATAACTGACTCTTTTCTGTCAGCATTATAGTATATGACACTCTTTAAGTTGTCAATAATCTTGATTAAATCTTTCATAACCTACACCTCTTCAAGTTCCCAATCCACTCGTAACAACTGCATTACTTTCTTTGCTTCTTCTAAAGTGAATCTAGTAGCGTCTCCAATGTATCCTGAAATGAAGTAGCAATCTCCACCATCATACTCTTTATAAACATAATATGTTTCTTGGGTGTCCCAAGTAGATGGTGATTTGATAATTACCTCTTGAACCTCATCATACCCAAACAAAATCATGTTCTTAACAATAGTGTAGAAATTGTCATTTTGACCATTAAGCCAGTCATATACATTTTGAGGAAGATACATTCTTTTGTTTAGCTTATATAATTTATCTAATTGCTTCTCTTCTTCTGTCAAAGACTCAAACCATTTAGCAACGCTTTTAGGCACACTAACAATTAAACCTTTCAGAACATCTGCTAAGTTCTCTGCAATATAGGTACGAATACTTGAACGTTCAACTAAATCTACGATATTCATTATTTCTTCTTTTTGAGATAATTCGTAACTCATTATTCTACCTCTTCCAATTCCCAATCAACGCCTAGGTCTTTCATTAACTTAATTGCTTCTTGTCGCTCAAAAGTATCAGCGAATTTTTTGAATACAGTATCATACATATATGAACCATTTGATTTCTCTAAATGTAAATACAATTCATCTGAACACCACTTACTTGGTGCTTTAATATACACTTCATCAAAGTCGTTTGTCACAACATATCCGAAACGTTTAATGTCGTTAAAGAGCTGATTAAAAGTCATATCACGTTCCTTTAACCATGTTTCGGTTTGGTTATGTAATTTTAGAACACCTGAACCTTTAGTTGTGTTGTACCAGTCAGCTACATATTGTGGAACTTTGACTTTAAGAGACTTAAGGAACTCAAGAGCTTTGTCTTGTCGCTCTTCCTCTTTCCAGTCACTTGCTTCAAATAGGTTTAATAAATAAATTGCGTCCTCTAACTCTTTACTCATATTACTCCACCTTTTCTAAATGCCAGTTGACTCTTAATTTTCTCATTGTCGCAACAGCTTCTTCTTTTGTGAACTTTTCTGCATATTGATGGTGCATGGTTAATGCGTATGCGTCTGGTACACAGTCTGGAATACAAACATAAGGAGTTTCATGTTCGTCCCATTCTTTAGGTGCTCTGATATAGTACAAATCGACCTCTGCTATTGCTCCACACTGTATTGTATTAACAATCATTTGCATAATTAACCATGATTTTAGGAAAATATCATTTTCATCACGTTTTTCAAATTCTTCAAACCATTTATATACCTTTTCATCTGTATCAGTTCTATCTTCCGAATTAGAAAGATAAAGTGTACGGTATATATCGTGAGGTTTTTTACCTCGTGTCCAATCAATAACAAATTGAGGTAACACTGGCTGTAATGACTTGAGATATTCTAGTGCTTCTTGGACATCTTGACTGTCGTCTTCTCCAATTTTATCTTCTAGCAGTTTAAGGGTTTTCCCAAACTTATTCGCTCTTTGTGTAGCCTCAAAAATCTTATTGAACTCATTCATTATTGTCGGTTCCTTTCTCAACTTCATCTAATAATTCATTAAATGTCTTTTCAAAGCTGTAAATAATTTCTTCTTCTATATCTTCTACTGTGTTGTATAAGTAGTCGAGACAGCCAACAACCCCATATTTAGTATATCTATGACCATCTTTGTATCCGATAGTATCGTACCCGAATCCAAACCCTATATGCCCTCTCATTTCAGACGGGAAAAGGTCAATCTTTTTTGGTGTATCCATACAACTATAAGATAACCGTTTACGAATATTAGGAAGTTTATTTTTCACAAACTTATTATATGCTTGAATATAAGCTGTGCAGAACAAGTGTAAGAAAGAAACCTTTTCTTTACAGTCAAAAACGAAATTATCCCTAAACTTCTTTATATCATTGATATTACGAAGTGCTTCTTGAAGCCAATGGGTATTATAAAAGTCGTATTTTATGCTCTCACCATCATCAAAGAAGACGGTTAATTGGTTTCGATGTTCCTTTACAGACGGGTCAAACACCGTCTCTGAAACTACTTTTGAAATTTTAGTGTTCATAAAACTCTCCATTGTTAAAAACTGACATTTGAATCCTTGAACGTTCCCACTCTTTATAATTTTCTGTCAAAGCTAACTTACCAAGATTATATAAATATTCTTGGCTCACATCTTCTTGTTCGTTAATAATCCATGGCTTAATAACAATCATCATCAAGTCAGATAACCAATCAATAGTGTCTTGTTCTGTGACAAACCTTTGTTCTTTATGCCATTTCTCGTATAACGGACTATAAATAGCGTGTGACGGACTGAATAATCTATCACTATAATCAAAGTCTGCAAATAAAAATGGCTGTGGTGTTGTGGTAGATTGACCGTTTTCTCTAGGAAAACAAGTGTACCAAATGCTAAAAGTAATTAAAGGAATTTCTTTAATTCTAAAAGTAAAGATGGATAGTTTACTATCTACATATTTTGTTATTACTGAATAGCTAAAGCTATGTGCGTCTAACCAGTCATCTACCTTTTCATAAAATCTCATGACGTCTTGTCGTTTCATCTTAAACCTTCTCTCTTTACCTTATAAACCTATTATATCATAAGTTCGGGTAATTGTCAATAGTTTTTATGGATTATATTTACCTTTAGATAACAGGCCAGCTAATCGCATACAGTTATCATCGAGTAGCTCTGTTAGATGAAATGAACAGTCTCGCATTTCTTCTAAGTGTTCATGCCAATCATCTAGACTCAAATCTGAATACCATAAATCTGGAACCATTCTGGTGAGACTCTCTAATTGCTGAACGGTAGAATGAAAGTCTTCTTCAATTACTTTATCGTGAACTTCTTGTAATACTTTAATGATTGTATCATTCTGATTGCTGTTTTGTACCATGCCATCAAACGTACCATCGTATACATCATCATCATCGCTTATATAGATACCTAACTCAGCTTTATGTCTACTCCATACAGAATCAATTCTTTCTTGATTTAATAGAGAGACTCCATCAAACCAATCATATCCATCACCATACAGATACTGAATTAGCTCTTGTAGATATGCTTTACTTTCAACTTTATAAATCGTTGCCATTAGGATTCTCCTTGTTACGTTCAAAGTAATACTTGTTCAACTTATCAAAACCAACAGTACATCCATTGCCAAGGTTTGCATCCATCTCTTCTTTATCACTACCACTTAGTGTGGAATACCAATCATCAATGTGTTGTGGTAAATCTCCCATTTCCCAATGATATTGAATGTGCTCAGAAAGTTGTTTATTCTCAAAACTCTTGCCAATCCACTCTGCCACAAACTCTGGAACATAAGGTTGAATACCCTCAATTCCCTCTAAGAAACAACATACATCATCAATATCTTCCTGATTATATTTTTCATTAGGTTTGTAATCATATAGCATTCCTAATGCTTTTACCCATTCATTTGCCATGATTCATTCTCCTTACAATCAACAATCTAATGCAATCATTGCACAACGATGTTCGTTCTCTGGCAATTTTAGAGAATACTTCGTATCGCTCAACTCGTTGATACGATTTACGAGCTCTGTCAAGCACTCATCTAAATCTGCTTTAGTAAAT